CAGTCTTAACTTCCGCATTAGAATCAACAAAGTTTACTTGAGCGTTCGCCTCTATACCCCCTAACTTAGTGCTATTTGCATCAGTAAATGCATTAGTATCAGCGTTAGCCTCATAAGCAGTCTTAATTTCTGCATTTGTAGGATTTACTTCTGCTCCTGTTTCTATACCGTTAAGTTTCGTATTCTTAGCATCAGTAAATGCATTGGTATCACTATTAGATTCATACGATGTTTTTACAACGGTATTAAGGAGCAGTGATGTTGAATCAATAGTACTTTTACTAGCAAGAGTTCCTGATACATTATCTTCGAAGTTTGCAAATGCATTAGATGTATCTACAAGATTAGCCAGAGTAGTAGGATCAATACCCCCCGCACCCCAAGAACCTTCATTAGCATCTACATAGCCTGAAACATAAGAAGCTTCCGCAGCGGCCGCGTTAGCAGTGCTCTGAGCAGCATTAGCCGTGTTTAGAGCAGTAGTAGCATTACTTCCTGCGTCCCTAATATCTTGATTAAGCCTTTCGTTAGATATAGTATCACCATCTTCAAGACGCCTAAGGTTCGTAGGCTGTCCTGCTTCATTGGTCTCAACTACGATGATATTCTTGTACTCAGTCATAACAAATTATTTAGTAGGTCCCCTACCTCCTTTGAAATTTGTGTGAACGGAGGGAGTTAAAGTATCTCCATTGCTCCAAGACCCTGCGACACGAACTATCAAATGGTCAGTCATTATAGAGTTAGCTGCTGCTGCGGCAGGTAATCCAGCAAGTCCTGCGTTTGAAATAGCAGTAGCCACTACCGCACCACTTTTATTTTTTAATTGAATATAATATCTGTGAGGCTGAAGAGGGTGAACTAATGCACAAAGTACAGTAAAACTATTGGCTATCCGCCCAATAATTTCTTTTCTAGCTGTCACACCACACAAGTCTCCGTCAGTACCCCCTACCTTTTTAAATATAACTGTACCAGGGTAGGGTTGAGTTATAGACTGCCTTGATTTAGGAGCAGATCTAAAAGGTCCAGGACGAAAACCAAACATCAGTCACCTACAGGTCGTTCTTGATCTCTAAGATTGTTGCCTACAGAAATCTGTCCGTAAGTGATAATAGCAATAACTGGTTGAGAAGCTTCGTTTCCTTGGATCTTTACAGAGCTTACCCTATCCTTATCCGACAACACAAGAGTAGCAGCTTCTCCACCAGGAGTAGTATAGACTGAGGGAACACCACTAGCAGTAGTATCTACAGCATCGCTAGGACTTTCAAAATCCGCTTGTGGTGTAGTTAAGCCAGGAAAATCGGCAGACATTCTAACATGTCCTACATCAGCACCACCACTAAGCGTTAAACTAATATAGTTACATTCTAAAGCGTTACCCGAAGTGTCTTTTAAATTTGCAGTAAGTTCGCTGCTAATATTTGAGCTTTTTAATACAAGCGTGTATGGTCTAAAGTGTTGTCTCATGATTTTTCATCTTCCTCTGCTTGATCCATGCCTAACTCTGCTGCAATGTTAGAAACCATATCTTCTAATTCAGCTAAATCACCTACAACTTCCTCTTGAGATTTTGGAGGTTCGGGTGCAGGAACTTCTGCCTCTGGTGCAGGTGCTTCTTCTTCAGGAGCAGGTGCTGGCTCTGGTTCAGGTGCTGGCTCTGGTTCAGGTGCTGGCTCTGGAGCCTCTTCCTCAGGGGCTAAGTTCTCATCGCTGGGGTATTCCTGATCCATGACCTTTTGCTTTAAGGTCATAACTAGATCTTGAATGTCAATCAAGTCCTTGCTTATTCTTTTAAAGTTTACCTTAGGAAGCTCAGAAGTTTCAGCTTCTTCAAGAACACAATCATAACCAACTGACAGGAACATCTCAATCAGGAAGTCGTTAACATCAATACACTCTACTCCAGACTTGCTCTTGAGGCAGAGAGCCATTTCAGAAAGTACCTCCTTGAGAACCGAACCCTTTGGTGAGAGGCGTGAAAGAGCTTCGAAAATAACAACCTGAGTGTTGGCAAGGCTCTTGAACGATGCTGGGTTCTGTAGGTTCTGAATGTTTACACCATACTTTTCGTTGATAGTCTCAATGAAGACTTCCTTAACATCCTTTTTGAACTCAAAGATCTTGGAGGAATAGTTTTGAATATCCTTCTCAGAAACACCAATACCATCAGCATTAGCAAGGCAGTTAGTGAAAGTGTTGAAAAGGCTGCGCTTGGAAGCAAGGGAGAGATAGGGGACTTCCTTTAGTGCCTCAGAAAGGGCACCAACAATAGCCTCGTCGCTTTCGAAAATCATGCTTGCGAGTTTTCTGATTGATGTATTATCGGCCCAGACAGAATCAAAACTTTTCTTAGACTCTAGAAGCTCGCGCTTGACAAGCTCCTGTCGGCAGATCATCTCATAGATAGACTCATTTACACCATTCTTAAGCGTGTACTCACTCTGCTCCGAAAGCTCGTCCAGAGTTAAACGAGGGAAGTTGAATGCTTGAGAAACTGCATTTGAAAGATTGACGCCATTTCGAATCTCAGGAACAGTGATAACCTTATCTAGATTTTCCTTAAGAAAGTCCTGAAGCTGGGGGATTACCTCAATAAGCTTTTGGAACTCAGAAGACTCTACAATATTTTCAATTCTAGAAAGCTTTTCACTTTGCTCCATCAGTCGATTCTGAATAGAAGAAAGCTTGAGTCGATTCTCCCAGAGAGATAAAACATCATCGAAAGAGCTATCCGCTGCACCATACTCTCCGTAGTGAACGCTTTCTACAAAGGAATGAATTTTTTCATTTACAAACTTATCAAACTCTGTACCATCTTGGAAGACTTCTGCATCTTGAACTCTTACATTTTTGATGGTAATATCTTCACCAATCAGGAAGCTGCCACTAATGACCATGCCACTGTTGGTTACATAAGATACTTGAGAGTTGGCGCTATCAATTGAGAATAAGCTAACATTCTCGCGGAGCGATCTTCCAATGCAATCACCTAGTTTTACTAGGTGCGTAATAGTTTTGTCTCTTTCTTCGAATAAATTAGAAAACATTTTGTTTCTCCCTTTGTGTCCCCGAATTATATAGATTCTTCAGTATTAACAACTGGCTGCTTTTGTTGTTGTTTTTCGATGATTCGCTGCATAATCTCTTTTGTTTTTTCATCATCAATAGATTCTGCTACGAACTTGAGCGCGTAGTCCACGCTCTCATTTGCCGTGGGAGGGGTATTTTCAGCGGACTCCTGTCCTCCTGCCTCCCCAGGCGCAGGACCCGCACCAGCAGATCCTTCAGGTTGTTGAGCTTGTTGCTCCTGCTCCTGTTCTTGCTCCATCTTATCCTTAGTTCTCCTTACTTCATCTTCAGTCATGCCATAGAACTCTCGATAAAGTGTTTCTTTTGGAAATAGATTGAGACCTTGAACAGCCTGAACAACTCTTGTTTTTTGCTCATTGACATCAAGCTTGCGCTTCTCAGACATATCAGAAGGCTCAGGTAATCTGATCTTAAGACTTTTTATCATAGAAGCAGGGAATCCCCTTAGTTGGAGATGTCTTTTTGCCATGTTCTCTAAACCAGTTTCTACATCAACTTGAATTCTTTGAATAGTTCTAGCGAACTTAACATCAAGCTGGGAGAGATTGGCTTTTCTCTCAGGAGATTGTTCTTTCTCTACAATGTAGTCTTTTGGAATTTTCAGACCAGCGAGTAGTTTGTCTCTGTAATATTTGACATCTTCAATCTCACCAAGATTTGTTGCACCAGGAAGTGTATCAATCTTTGTTCCTCTACCATTCTTAGTGGGGACAAAGAAATCCTCATCCATAGACATTGGGTTGTATCGGGAATCCACTGTTCCTTTTGGACTATTGTAGAACTTCTCCTTCTTGAACTTCTGCTTCAAACGCTCGATAAACATCTCAGCCTTTGAAGTGGGGAGGTTACCTGTATCAACATAGAAGATTCTACGCTCAGGAGCACGGGATAGGCGATAAATCATCATCGCATCCTCCATCATCTTGAGAGAACGGAACACTCTGTGGCAGAGGGCAGCGATTGATTTACCATAAGGATAGAAGATAGGGTCTGAAGTATGAAGACGGAAGTGAACAATCTGATTTTTATCAAGTTCAATATACTTGACTGGTCTATTAACATTGGATTGTCCTACCTCGGCATACTGCATGGTTTCCATATTGGGAATCTCTTGAAGAAACTTCTTCAGGTAGCCGAACTCATTTTCTACTCTTAAAATCCAGTTAGGATTTAGAATTTTAATTTTCTTTACGCCCTCTTGTGGCTTGTTTACATCAAGGATTAGTTCTGTAAAGCAATCACCATATTTTACTGTATTTCTAATAATATCCCAAAGAAGTTTGTCTAGTCTAATCTGATCAAAGAATGTCTCAACTTCATCTACAACCATATCATTATCAGATTTCACTGTCCATCGCTCCCCCTGTAGTCCTCGCTGAGTGGAGTCATCGGCATAGATATCGAAGGCTGCCCCGATCTCAGGATACTCATCCATCTCCTCGTAATCTTTATATCTGCGTCTACGATTGAGTTCTAGTTGAGGTAGGATGGGGTTTCTACTAATACCACCTACAGCAGGACCATCAGGGGATGGAGAATCCTTGATGACCTGAGTGGAAACAACTGTGTCACCAGTTTCTGGCGCTACTTTGCCATCAATTGATGCCGCAGCAGGGACTTGAGCTTTTGTAGCAAAGAATTTGGCAAAGAATCTACCGATGGGGCCAGTAGGTGTGTAATAGGATCCAGCCCTGTTCTCGCTTCCACCAAAGTTAGTGTACCCGCTCTCCTCGATATTATCTTTTATTTCGTCAGCCATTTGTAGTCTTCCTCTACTACACCACCAAATTCAGTTTTGAATCGGTGTTTATACATTTTAGATGGGGGTAGGGGAGGTGCCTCATCTTTATTTAGTCTTGAATCAAACTCCACAGGGGTCGAATCAAGTAAGTTTTTATAGCTGTGAACAGCTAATGCTAAACTCATCACCAGATCGTCATGATGATTCTTCTCTGCCTGGGGCTTACCGTTATCGGAAATAATAAAGGTCATCAACTCATCACAAGTTCTAGTAGAG